GCGGTTGCACCTGTACCAAACGACCCACCGCCAACTGCCGCGAAAGTGAGCTCGCTTGTCGGGTAGTTCGCCGTGACGGTGTATGTCTGTCCTGGCTCGAGGCTCACCGGATTTGGCCCCGTCACAGCAAGCGGTGTCGATCCTCCCGAGCCAACCGGAATATCCAGGTAAGGCCAGCCAAGCGTTGAAGAGTTCAGGAAATGGAATTTTGCGCGTATGCGAAACTTTGCAATACCGGCAACCGCCGGCACGGTAAAGTTTGCCGTTGGAATATCACCTGAATAAGCAATGCTCGTTGGGTTATATACCGTCGTGCCGATTTGTATATCTGAAGAATTAAGCGCAATCGCGGTCCAGGTAGGCTCAAACGGTGGCCACTGGCCGGCGCCTACGAGCTGCGCTTCATTGAAAATGAAGTTTGAATAAACTCCAAGCGCCGGATGACCTGCCGGCCACGAAACGGACTGAGGCTGACCGCCAAGCTTATAGTAGCCGTATTTAAGCTTATACGGCCCGATCCAGCTTGAATCTTCGAGTATTGACGCGATGAATGAACCGTCATAAGCAATGTAGAATGCACCGCCAAAGTGCTGAATCTGGAATTGCTTCCCAGATGGAAGATAGCCAGTTTGTCGATACTCACCAACTTTGCCGGTAATATCGAATATTTCAACGAGCCCCTGATTTGTCGCCGGATCCCAACCCCACTCGAGCTCGGCAACGCGCATGTCAAAGCCGCTGGAAATATAATCAATGACATGGATAAAAAAGCGCGAGCCTTTATTCGCATCAAAGAGCTGCTGCGTAGGATGAATGTTATATATGAAATTCCAAAAAGCGCTTGTTTTGGTTCCGCGCTGTGCGAGTTCAATCGAAGCCGTGGCCGTTAATCCGTTGACTTGAAGAAACTGCTGAGTGTTCGGGTTGTACGGCGACCCGCTGACAGTCATCTCGTCAAGCGCGCCCTGATCGCGTGGTATTGGCGGTGCAAGATCAAGCGACACTTGCGCCTGCACGGTTTGCCCAACTACGAGCGAACTTGACGTTGAGGTAACGTGACCTGCCATAAATTCACACTACAAGCGTGGCCGGTATGGGCTCATGATCCTGGTCGAAATAAATAGGCTTCCACGGTGAAAGCACAAAGCGCCGATTGTCTGCGCCCGCGCTCGAGTCCTCAGTTTCCATAACGTGACAATCAACTACCTGCGGCAATGCTGGATGATCGACTGTGACTAAATCGCCTGGAAGGATTGCAAGCGTTGAACCATCAGTTTCGAGCTCAATACGCTCCGCTGATCCACCAGCGCGGCGCAGCCAGTACTTTGCAAGCCGCTGCGCCTGGCTATAATGCATTGCCCCAAAAGAGAAGCTGCCCGTCGCATCAATTACGCCGCGTTGGTCAATTCCTTCTTCATCCTTTGCCGTCCACGATGCCGGTGCGAGGAATTCCGAATCCAGATCACGGAAATTGAGAACCAGTCGAGTAGCCTGCTGGCGCGAATCGACGAGGTAATGATTAAACGAACCGGAAATGATCGTAGTCGTTGAGAAAGTAGTAACGGGAGTTCTCGACTCAACCGGAAAGAAATGAATCAACGCGCCATCGTCCTGCCAATACGACGCACTCATGTCAGTAAACATATTGAGCGCATCAACCGTGGTTGATGGTCCCGTATAGGCTACGTGTGATTCGAAGCGCTTAATCTGCCGCACTGCCTTGCCGTCATTCCACTCAATTACGGTGTCGCAATAGACTTTCCAGTTGTACCAACTCGGCCAGTCAATGCGCGCCGGCGCAATCTTGCCATCCTTAATGAGAATATCGATCAGGATGCGCGCGGGATTTGATGAATAGCCGGTTCCAACGGCGTTGCCGTTCATATCGTAATCATCAACAAGCCGCGTGCGATAGCGCCCAATGAGTTGTGCGGGATCAGGGTCAGTTTCCTCGGATGGCAATCTAACGGCCACATAAGCCGTTGTTGAATACGTCAACCCACCCGGAAAGAAAGAATCAACGCCCTGCACTGTGTCCGACACGGAAGTTGCTTGCGTGCCTGGATGAAAATTGAAATCCGTATCAGTCAATTCCCCGCCGCGATACCATACCTTGACCGCTGCATCCCATACGCCCTCACCAAGCGCCACAAGTAGCGCGCGCGGATCGTGCGTACGATTGAGAATCAAGTGCCCTGCCACGACGTGCTCACCGTATGCCACTGAGAGCAATCCACCTTCACCTGCTGTCAGAACATCAACTGCCATCAATACCCAAGCTGGTACGGATTGTCGTACTTGTAATAAGGCTCGCCATCACCGCCAATCCCACCTCCGCCAGGATAGGGATTCGAGTTCGGATCAGGCGGCGGCAAATAAAGCGTGTCCTTGCCAGTGTCATAAATGAAGCCACCGTATCGATGCTGATTATTTCGACCGAGGCAGCCATCAGGCGATTCGAATATCTTGTTGCACGTTATAGGCGTTGCGCCTGAAAAGCCGCACGTGCGTGGATCCTTGAATTTAAACCCACAAGGCCGAGTAACGGCACGAAGCGCACCAACCGCCGGAGCCGCGTACAAATCCGAAATACATTGCACCGTTGCGCTTGTCTCATTCGAAAGAATCGAGACAACAATTCCTGATAAGAGCGGGAGGTAAATCCACGATGTTGAGCGTATTTGTCTCATTACGCGCCCGACTTCGGTACGCACGGGAATCGTTGTCATTGACTGCGCAAGGCGCGTCCATCGCCAATCGGTATTGTTAACAGTTACATCAATGCGATCCACTGAGCCCCCAAGCGAGGCCTTCAAACCGGAAGTGCCAAGCAGTCCGCCATCAAACAGATGCCCATTGACTGTCAATCGCGTGCCTGCAACCGACCTGACCTCGCCCGTGCCAAACCACGCCGTAATCGTCCAGTAAGATTCTTGATACTTTTCTTCGATGATTGCGACTTCAGCGGGTTGCAGGTTCCTCATAGATCACCATTCTTCCTGCCATTCTTGATGACGCTCACAATTGCGCGCTGGCCGCTCGACGTTTCAACGCCGCGAACGATAAGATTGCCCACGATTGCCTGTGCGTCACCTTCGAATGCAATCCTGATATGTAGTGATTCTGCGGCAGGAGGTGCCGGACTGACGCGCCCGCCTGCCTGGAATTGCTGAATCCCGACATCTTCGAAGATTCGATAGCCAGCGCGTGATTGCACCATTGACTGCTGCTGTTTGTTGAGAATGACTTCGCCAGGCCGCACTCGTGCAAGCACGGAATCGTAGCCACGATCAACGCCCTGTACATATCCACCGCCTGCGAACTCCGGCACCAGCCCGCCGCTGACGCCTCGCCGCCGCGCCTGGCGCTCGACTGCTGCCCGCAATTCCGCAACTACACCGTTATCGAGGTCGCGAAGCTGATTCTGGAGCCTCGATTCGCGCACCGATTTAGTTTTAATTTGCGATAACTGCGAGACGGTTTGCGCGCGTAACGCCTGCGCTTGTGAAAGTGCGGAAGCACCATCCATTCTATCGGCGTTCACTGCCTGGATAATTTGCCGGAGCTGATCGCGCTCGGCTACCCATATCGCATCGGCTGCTGACTCGTCAGTGCGACGCTGTTTAGCTTTGCCAAGCAGGATTGCGCCAACGAGGAAAGGAAGTGCGAGCAAGCCAAAGCCGGTAGCAGCAAGAGCGCCGGCGAGAATGCCGCCTCCGGCAAGGCCCACAGCAATACCCGCTGCCGCACCTATTCCACCGATTGCGCCGCCAATACCGCCTAGAATCTTTCCGCCAGTCGACGTGCCGCCTAAGCCGCTACCAAGAAGCCCTCCCAAGAGCGCCGGCCCTGCAATACCTGCAATTCCGCCAAGCCCGCCAAAGAGCCCCCCCGCGCCTGCGGTCCCAGCGCCAAATACGCCGAGCTTCTGCGCGGCGGCATTTGCGACGCTGCCGAATGCCCCGCCAAATCCACCGCCACTGATCGAAGGCGCAACGCCGATACCAGCACCGCCTGCTCCGCCGCCAAATATCGACCCGCCAAACGTACCGCCACCAAGCCCGCCAAAGCCGCCGAGAAGGCCGCCCAATCCTCCGCCGCCCCCACCGCCACCAAAGCCGCCCAGAACGGCTCCCAGTCCGCCTAGCGCACCGCCAGAACTAACACCGCGCCCCGATATTCCACCCCTACCAAATAGGATTAATTCAATAATCCCCGTCGATAACTCCGCCGCAATCTGCGAGAAGAAGCTCTTAATAGCTTGCGCTGTCGCTTGCAGGAATGCTTTTGGACCGCGCTCGAATCCCTCCCTGAAAGCTGACTCGAATGTGAATACAATTCCTTCTTTGAATCTGCGCGCCTGCTCTTCGACCTCGCGAAATATCTGCGATTGCGCATCGATGATGTCAGCGCGGGTAGTGTCGAGCCTGCCGCTGATTCCCGCCTGTTCGGCCGTGATCGTCGCAATCGGCCCTTGATCGCCTGCCCTGACGCGACCCTGCAATGCAGCGGTCCGCGCTTGCGCGGCAGCCTGCTCACGGGATGCGTTCAGTAATTCCTTCCCGATCGCGTCGAGCATCTCGAGCTCGGTTTCGAGCGTGTGTCGCTTGACGCGATTGATCTCTTCCTGAACTCGCAGCCGTTCTGCCGCTATGCGCTCTTCCTCGCGTGCGAGGTCTACACCGCCGCCGCCAGCTCTGCCCGCGCCAGCTCCCGCTGCCGTCGTAATCGGCTTCGTCAATACACCACTACGAAAGAAATCGCGCGTCTCGGTACCAAGCCCGAATCGTGGCCCCGTGTGGCCGACAGCGATTGTCGAGCCGCCGGCAGCAGCCGGAGCGCCACCGCCAAACCCGAACATCTGCCCGCTCCCGAACCGGCGTTGCGCTTCGATTGCCAGTGCCAGGATTTGCAAAAGCCCACGCATTGCCGGAGTGATCGCAATAATCAGCCCATTAAGCGAGCCCGCCGCGCGCAATAGCGTCACCTCGGTAATCGCGGCAAAGTTCTGCATTTCCCTGCCAGCGGTGACGAAAGCGCCACTAAGCTGTGCGCCCACCTTCACCTTCATTGCATCGATCTGCTTATTCAGTATTTCGAATTGTTGAGCGCCTTCGGCAGCCTTCTTAACTGTAGCGTAGTCAAGCAATGCGCCAACTTCCTTAAGGCGTGGCGTGAGGTTCGAAAAGCCGCTCTCGAGCTTTTGCACCTGCTCGACGGTCTGCCCGGTTCTTTTCGAAGTCTCGAGCATCTGGTTGGCGAGCTTGCCGCCTTCGATGCCCATGTCGATTATTCCTTTTGTCGCGGCGGCTGCTGCGGTAGCCACTACGGCAATTGCTACACCGGCAAGGCCCGCACCCTTCGCGAGGCCCGTCATGTCGTTGCCAACTGCCGCGCTTCGCTTGCCAAGCTCGTCAATATGCTGGCGCGTTTTTGCAATCTCCGCGTTGAAACTTTGCGCTGCACCTTTCCCGCTGCCGAGCGTGTCCTGTGCCTTCTTCGCGGCTTGCGTTATGTCCCTCTCAAGCTCTTTCGTGTCGGCTTTAACTTTGATTACGATTGCCATTAGTTACGCCCTGTAAGCCCCTTTAGCCGCTGCTCGCGTTCTCGCATGTCGCGCTGTTCTTCCTGCTCTTTCCGCTCGCGCTCTTCGAAGCGCCGCTTGGCTTCCTGATAAGCCGAAAGCGCCACCCATTCCTCCACCTCAAGCGCGCCTGGATAGGGATAGGTTGCGCCGCATTGTGCAAGCTCGTGAAGATCATTTGCGCGAAGCATAAGGAGACGAATCTCAATCGGGATTTCGGGAATGTAATCTTCGCCCTCGTCGTTTACCCGATCATATGCATCTACGAGAGCGGTTCTCAGTTTGCGAGGTCAGCGCTCCAGTAATCAGCAAAGGCACGCACTACGGCGCGCTTGTGGGATGGATCAACGGCCTTAAGGAATTCATCGCGCTTATCGGAATCGTATTCAACGCCGCCAAGCGTGACGCCTTCGAGCCGAGTGAGCAGCGCATCATAAAGAGTAATGGCAGCAGTCAGATTAGGGTTGGAAATCCAGCGCGGGAGCTTCGCGCCGCGGACCTGGTAAATCTTGAGTGCGCTTCGATGATAGGAACCCCACTCGCTCTCGCTTGGCCGGCGCAGAACGTGCGTATATTGCGGTGCGTCCTCATTGCCAAGTTCAAGCTTAATGCTGATTTCAGTTGCACCGAGCAGCCGGAACCCGCCGCCATTCTGACTCGCCTTGTCGATCACGCCTCGAGCATAGAAAAGCGCCGCTGCTGCTTTCATCTTATGTTCGGAAGGCATCAGCGCGCGTATGTCCTCCGTAATCTCAATCCACTCACTCGCGCTTGCGCCGTTCCCGAGGTCGTAACCTTTGATTGCTTTTGCGCACTCATTCCACGTTTGGATATTGGCGTGATCGTCATCGTAGATCGTCTCGATACGCTCGCCGTGTGTAATCTCTTCGCTCTTAATCCGCGTATCGCGCTCTATCTGCTGCGCTTTGTTTGGTCGCTCCAGGCGATGCCAGACGGTATAACCGCCAGCCTCGAGCGGCGTCTCGATATATTTCTCATCAAGCGGGAACATACTCACTTCTCCTATTTGAAATCACTTGCTATTTCATTAATCACATAAGCGCGCGGCAGGTCCGCCGGCACACTTTGCACGAGCACCTCGACGGCTACGCCATAAGCCGCATTGCCTTCATTGTCAGTGGGTGCGGCGGTTCGAAAATTAAACTTTGGTATTTCAACGCCGAGCTCGTAGGTTGCCGGCCCTGCACCAATCACCGGCCCACGCACGCCAATCACCAGGTTGGTGCAATTCTCGTTTGTGAGGTGAAGCGTATATTCGGGATTGGTTGTGTCGAGCAGGAAGGTAAATCCAATGTCGAGCCCCTGCTCTTGTCTGAGGACGCGCGTAACAACGTTCGCCGTTCCACCATCGGTAGTCGGCATAGTCAATTCCGGATCACTCGGGCAGCGATCACCAATTAGCAGATTGTTATTGAGCGCAACGGCCAGATCGACAAAATCGCAGCCTTGCGCACCGAGGTCGATTACCGTCGAATCGGGATTGGTGTATTTAACGGTAATGCCGCTCTTCGGACAGGACTGATCGCTTGCATACGCCGGCAACCCCGTCACGGCATGTTGATTGACGTGATTACCCGTACCAACGAATGAGAACGAAAGCGTAGGACGGTCGCGCCTCGTCTTTGAAAGCGTTGCCGTTGCTGGAACCATTCCCGTCTCGAGCACCTTCTCCGGCCCGTTCTCGACGATGATTGTCGTGCCTGGGAGCTGCGAGCCGTCGTCCTCTGCCTGGAGCGGCGCGACGTGCTTTGTGCCAGTACCGCTCGCCGCGCTCGTTACCGTTCCGCCAAATGCACGCAACCAAAAGCGCGCATAGACCGTAAACAAGGCAATTTGGGTTGAATAATCTACGCCTGGCTGCGCCCAGTAATCATTGCAGAGATGCGTGGCAAAGTGCGTTCCCGTTCCGATCTGCCCCGCATCGGAAGTCTTTTCGATTACCGGAAGCAGATAGAACGGATTGGCCGATACGAGCGCTTCGAAATCCGCGCCGGCTGAGTAGCCTACGTTATACGTGACTTCGGGCAATTTCGAAGCCCACAATTTAGTATTTCGAGTTCGAAATGCCATGTTGTCCTCCGTTAGCAAATCTCGAGCGTTAAGCCGGCGAGCGCCCAGTGCACATACTCCGCGCCGGAATTCTGAAGTCCTATAAGTTCAATCTGCATCTCTTCGTGATTCGCAATCAGCTCGGCGCTAGTGTCGTGCTTTGCGAACTGCTGAATTACCGCGTCAATTTCCGCCTGAAACAAATCCTCGGAATTATCCGCATCCGTCCCAATCGCGTAGTAATGCACGGCGCTGATGTAGTACTTCGGCTTGAGTGATACGTGCTCGCTCATCTCACCCGTTACTGGAACAAACCGCCGCGTCAGACACCAGCCATGCACCTTGTTTCCGTCATTCGGTGAGCGCATCACTGCCGGCCAATCGCCAGGATCGTGACCAAGCACCCACCGATTCCAGACAATCGCAAGCGGCGCGGCAATTTGAATCTGCGCGGCTATCGCTTCGCGTATTGCCTTATCGCTTGTCATGCGGCTATGTCCGTCGACGAAAGCCTATCGAAACTCTCGATCACATCTGATTGCTTTAGCCGTTCGAGAATTTCGGTTATTGCAGGGAATACGTAAGGACGCGCTGCCATGCGCCGCGTGCCAAGCTCGAGGAAAGTCTCATAGCCGGTGTCAATCGTAAGCACCGCTTCGGTAGTCGATGGAAAGCTCGTTCCTCGAAAAGTCTCCTGAAGCAGTCTCCCTGAACGTATGCCTGGCGGCTGCCCTGGCGCGCTCGCTTGTCGTGGCCGGCCCTTGTAGCTGTACGTCCTTCCGGATTTCGGATCGCGAAACGATCGAATCATCTGCGCTTGAATATCGCGCATCACATGGCGTACGAGCGCTTCGAGCTGCTTCTCTTCGAGTGGTCCGATTTCAACTTCGATGCTCTCGACAATTACAAGCGAAGCGGTATCCGTGAACCGCCTCCCGCCTAGATCCGTAAACCCTGGAATATTCATATCTGCGCGATTGCCTCAATTCGCAGGTGATAGACGTGGCCTGGCTTCATTGCATTCTCGGTTTGCATTACGCGGTAGCGTTGCACCTCGCCGGTATCCGGCGTAATCAGCACCGTCGAGACATTCGCGAGCATTTCCCAGTTAACAAGCTCACTTGCAATCTCGAGCCGCCATTGCTCAATCGCCCCGCTATCGATAGTCGGAATCCGCCTCGCGCTCCAATTGCAACTAAGCGTAATGAGCACCTCCTCACCCGCTCCAGGCGAAAGCGAATAAAGCGTGCATGTAGCAGAGTCGCCGTAAAGCACGCGGCGCTCGCGCTCGAGAATCGCGGGATAGAGCGAGTCGCCAAGCACGCTATGAAATGAGCCACACGAAGCAGACATAAGAATTAATACGCGAACATACTCGCGCGTACCGCAAACTTGTGCTCTTCCGCGCCTTCGAGCGCGACCACAACCGAGGACGACGGATCAACCGCTTCCCACCGATAAAACCAAATGCCGGCAATTACCGGCTTAATCGTGCAACGGTACACACCCGTTGCGAGCTTCTCGACATTCGGATTGACACCGTACGTGTAAGTCACATCCAGCGCGGCGGGATCCTGCACCTTGACGTTGACTACCGGCGGATCAACGGCCACGCCTTCTGCGTTGAGGAACGTGCCATTCTTCAGAATTACCAAATCGCCCACGTCATACGTTGATACACATGCACTCATCGCTTATCGCTTCCTCAAATCCGCCGAGCTCGTCGCTGATCGTGAATGAGACGCCGGGATCAGGTGTGTCCACGATGCCCGGGACGAATGCGCCAGCACCGCCAGCATCGTTGAATAACCCTTCATTGAACTCGAACTCATTGAACATCTCACCAGAGTTCCGTGCCGATGAAATTCGTCCCGCCATTGGTCGGAATTGCGTGAACCATGCCGACACCAGCCTCTACACTTTCCCAGTTGTACTTGCCATGCAGCAGGTTTGACGGATCGTGAACTGCATATTCCAGATCCTGCCACGGCTGAAAAAAGCCTGCCGAAGATTCGATGCTTAATAAATCAATAAGTACGCGGCATATACCATCGCCCGTAGATGTGACCCCGTGAGCGCAGTTGTAAACTCCGACAAGTTCAAACTTGGTTGCGAAGTTGGCAAAAGGAATCTCAAGTGCTACTTTGCAGCACTGGCCGATCATCTTGCCCCATGCGAGTTCACCTGACTTCACCGCCGTGAACATACCAAAGACAATCAAATCCAGATCAATGCGCGATGAATGATTCCACGGTGATAATTTTGCGCCGTATGAATTTGAATGAGTCGGCTCGACAACAGTCGGAACATCAATCACTCCCGCATAAATCAATACACGTTCAATGCGATTGCCCATCTGGTTTGTAAAATCCAGACAGGTAAACGTAGGATTTGCTGGCAACTCAAAGACCATATCTCTGATGTTGAAAAGCAGTCCGTTAGTGCTCCCCAGTCCCTCGCCCTGCACGCCACCAAGCAATGAAGCGGTTCCGCTTGCTTCATCAAGTGTACTTTTAATCACGGAGTATTTATCACCGTCAAACGTACCTTGATGCGTAACGGTCACTGGTGGCGCAAATTCTCCTACCCACTCAATACATTTGGTTGGCTCGTATTGATTGACTATCGGGATAGGTATCTGAGCGTTAGCACCTTCAGGGTCAAGTAGCGAACCGCCAATGATGTACTTGCCGCGCGGAAAGAATATCTTCGCGCCACCTGCATTGAATACAAGCGTATGCAGCGCATTGATTGCGGCGGTATCGTCTGTCACGCCATCACCCACGACACCGTAATTCTTTACATTCCAGACCGTGATACCAACTTCATCCACGTAGCGTTTGGTTGCCGCGTGAAGGTCTACGGTAGGCGATGATGCAAGCGTAAGCGCGCCGGTCATTGCACCGCCTGCAATATCAAGTTTCGATGCCAGATCGTCTACATCCGCCTTTGTATCGACGGTTGCTGTCAGGTTATTAAGTTCCGTTTGAAGTGTGACAATGCAATCGGAGTGCAGGTTGTGATGCTCTGCGGTGTGACGCATTTCAGCCGACGAGCCTACCGGCCAGACCTTCGCCGTTGTTCCGCCCTGTGCGCGGCTGTCAATCGTCAGTACATTTCCTGTGCGGCTCGTGTAATAAACAATCTCGCTTGAAGTCGGAGTGCGTAGGATAGCCAGCGCATAATCAAGCGTAAGCGCACCCGAATTTGGCCACGTTGACGCATCATCCAGAGTGAGCGATAACCCCGACGCGGAAAGTCCTGTTAGCGTGAGTGCGCGTTTATTGTTTGCGGCAATGAGCAGATTTGATGCTGTGTCAATCGTTGGCGGATAGTAGCTTACTCCCAACGGAGCATTCGCAAGTGCCAGGCTGACATCTATCGAAACGGCAGCCGCTATACTCGCAGATAGTTCGATAAAATCCATCGAAGCGGCATACGGTGCTCCGCCTATCGTGGTCTGTCCTAATGCTGCGGCTCCCAGTATCATTCTGTTTAATTGAGAATCGTGACGCTCAATGAGCCGCCGGCGAATGTGGTTGACGCGCCCGCTTGTTGCACTAAATTGATTTCCGAATAGCCGAGCGTAAGCGCCCATCCCATGCCAAACGGGCCGCCAATCGTTGACGCTTGTGAATTGGCAAAAGCAAAGTCACCACTTGGACCGGCAACCGTGTTTATGCCTACGCCAACATATGCCGTCCCTGTGGTTGGCTGTGACTGTGCGCTGAACGCAACATTAGCCGCCCCAACCAAACCAACAACAAGATCAATCTTGGCGGTCGCATCACCGTTATAGATTCGCCAGCCACCGGTATAGACATGACTTCCCGATACCTGCTTGTAGGCTCTCCTGACGATCTGGTTTTCCACGTTCCAGAGTAATCGCTTGGTCTGTGAATCTTCAGTAGTGAGTGCGGTGGTTGTGCGAAACGTACCCAGATAACGGCGCGTGGTCGCGCCTGATTTCACAAAGATGCCATTTTGCAATGTGATCGCATCGGTGCGCGTGGATCCCGACGCCCACGCAGCACTAAGTTCAAGCGCAGGCGTGCCCGCATTGTTGTAAATGAACACATCATAGTTGGTATTTGTCGTCAGCGTGCCCAGCGCGAGGCTCACTTCATTGAAGCTATGTGCATTCCATGAAGTGCCATCATAGAGACTGATGACGTTGCCTTTGTATGGTGTAAAATAGATTGTCGTTGCACCCGCAACATCCGCCGCAACAACTACCGGCTCACCCGTTGCAAGCGTTAGCCTGCCATGCGCGACTTGAGCAAATGCTGAAGCAATATCGGTGTTCAGTGACTTCGCAGTAAGCCCCGCGATCATCCGGTAGGTTTTACCGGCAGTGTTCTTTGCGCTTGCGCTTGTCGATTCCTGTGCGCGGATAATCGTAAGCGTGTCAGACGCGATGGCAGTTACGCGCACAATCTCCACATTGGGATCATCACTTGGATCGGGATAGTCAGTGTCATTCCACCACGTAGCATTGAATGGCGGCGCTGGTAATTTCGCACCATGACCAGCAGTGAGTGCAACCGAGGTAGCTGCGGCGTCATAGCCTGTAGAGACTTGAACCTTTGCAAAATTCTTGAATAGATCGAGAGCCATTACGCACCTCCTGCCTTATCTGTCATCGTGAATGAGACTCCCGCATTCGGGAATCCTGCCGCCGCTATAAGCGATGCTGTGAGTGCTGAAACCATCGTGATTGTCGCCGAGATATTCACCTCACCCATTACTGGTGGAGTGGTCGTAAGTGCCGCTTGCACGCTCGATGTGATTGCGATTGATGCCGCAACATGCACTTGCCCCGCAATCATAAGCGCAGCGTTCACGCTTGAAGTGATCGCTATCGATGCAGACACATCGACGTAAGTCGTAACTGCCGCCGATGCGCCGCCGAGCGCC